CTACAACAAGCTTATTAAGGACCTATCTCTGGACAAAAAATACACGGAAATTAAAAGCGGTGAAAAGCTTAAATTCATTTATCTTAAAAAGCCAAATCCTATCAAAGAAAATGTCATATCATTTCCCGACTACCTTCATGAAGAATTTGGGCTAACCCGATATATTGATTATGACCTACAGTTTCAAAAAACATACCTAGACGGCATTGAGTCAATTCTTAACGCGATCGGCTGGAGCTCTGAAGAGATTTCAAACCTTGAACAATTTTTCGGATAAGGGGTTTACAAAGCCCTTGTTTTATGATATAATAATACAACTATTTTGGAGAAAACTTAAATGATTAAACTAGTAAGATTATCGTCAGGCGAAGAACTAATTGGCGATGTAAAAGAAACCCCTGACGGCATTACCCTTAGTGATGCTATTATTCTAATTCCCGCTGGTGAAGGTAAGATTGGGTTTATGCCTTTTATGCCATACACCGAAGCATCAGACGGTATTTCGATCAGCAATCAGTTTATCGTCTTTATGGTAAAGCCAGTACAAAATCTAATCGATAACCATCGTGAAGCTACTGGCAAAATTGCTTTGCCTCCCTCGAGCATTATACTATGAGTAATGACTGGGTAAAAGATATTGCTGATATGCAAGACAAGTTTGGAACCCGCGAATGGGTTAAAAATAACCCCGAAAAGCTAAAAGACTTTATGGCCTTCAGACTTGACTTTATCGAAGAAGAGTTTATGGAAACTGTTAAAGCTTTTGTTGAAAATGATCCAGAAGAAATTGTTGATGGTCTTATTGATATTTGTGTAGTAGCTATTGGTACCTTGGATGCTTTTGGTGTAAATGCTAACGAAGCTTGGAATAGAGTACTAGAAGCTAATATGGCTAAAAAAGTCGGAATTAAGAAAGAAAGACCAAATCCTTTAGGTTTACCTGACCTAGAGAAACCAAATGGATGGAAAGCACCATCTCACGAGGGCAATCATGGTATCCTTAACAATATTCAATAGCATATATGATAACAAAACTGACAAGCGTATGGACTATAATACGTTTGAAGAGTTTGAGTATGTTTTGTATAATCTATCAAAATCAACTAAGTACCCTACTAAGAAAGATGCCCCGCTTATATCCCCGGCGGTGTATCTTCCTAAAACTACAAGATCTAATGATAACGTGGTCTCTTGGGGCGGATTTGGAATTGTAGACGTGGATGATTATGAAGGTAGTGTGGATGATATCCATAACAAGTATTCCCAGTATAAGTATATTTGTTACTCTACAGCAAGCTCTACAAAGGAACATCCTAAATTTAGACTGGTATTTCCTTTAAATCAAATTATATCTAAAGAAAAGATAAAACATTTTTGGTATGCTCTTAATAAAGAGATTGGCGATATAGCAGACGCCCAAACAAAAGATCTTTCTAGGATGTATTACATACCAGGATCATATAAGGATGCTTACAATTTTATTTTTACTCATGATGGTGAAATTATGGACCCAATTGAAGTGATGAGTAAGCATCCTTATGTTTCACAAAACGAGTCATTTTTCGATAGATTGCCTGAATCTATTAAGATTGGTTTAATGGAGCATAGAAAGAAGACCCTAATCAATACCAACTATACTTGGACAGGTTATGAAGACTGCCCATTCGTAAACAAAAAACAGGTTAACGAATATAAAGGTATTAGTGGCGGAGGTTGGTATCTTAAAATGTACCAGATAATGGTATCTACCGCAGGAAACGCCATATCAAAAGGCTATCCCATAACATCCAAAGAGATAGAATATATCTGCAGAGATATTGATAACTCTACTGGCGGATGGTATGGCAAGCGCGATATAGCAAAAGAAGCAGAGCGAGCTATAGAGTTCGTGTTTAAAAATAATCTTTAAAAGAGTGTCATTATGAGAACCGAAACTAAAACCACCTATGAATCTAAAGTTAAAGTTATTTGCAACAAAGTCGAGGTAGAAGCAGACGTTGATAAGTATCAGCCTGGCAAGTATCTTTCTATTTGCATTCAAGGGGTTAGGGTTAGTCTTAATTGTCAGAAAAATGGATCGTTTGTTGGATATTTTTCTGGAATGGAACTTGTATGCTTAGGCCCTCCTAGAGCTACATCAACATATACGCAAAGGGTATAAAATAATGTTTGAATACAGAGCAAAAATACTACACATAGTGGATGGTGATACCGCAAGGGTCGATGTTGACCTTGGCTTTGGTATTGTTTATGCCAATCAATCCGTTAGATTTTTTGGTATCGATACACCTGAATCTAGGACCAAAGATATTACTGAAAAATGGTATGGCAAACTTGCCTATGATTTTGTTAGTGACCATCTAAAGGTAGGCGAAACCTATAAAATGAAGACCACTATTGATAAGGGTAAGTTTGGAAGAATACTTGGTGAATTCTTTGTCAAGGGGTTTAAAGAAGATCTAGATCCATTTGGTCATAAAGTTCAAGAGGAATTCTCTCTGAACCAAAGAATGGTCGATCTAGGCTATGCTGTTGCTTACTTTGGTCAATCCAAGGATGATATCCAAGAGCAACATCTAAATAACCGAGTTATTTTAGCAAATAGGGGTTTACATCCCGACCAATACATGGTATAATGGTCCTACATTAAATAATAAAAGAGTAAATCTTATGAATAATACATTAAAAAAAGTAAATCTTATGAAAATCACTGAAATATTTGGCC